GACGCTCTTCCGATCTGGTAACATTAAATTCAACTATTTCATTGCCTTCCATGTCTTTAAAGCGTGAACGACAATAATAAACAGGCAGGTCTAAAACAGAAATGGATTTATTTGTTACCATTTGTAACGCACCATAGTAACACCCGTCTCTTAAAACACGTATTGCTATGTGCGTGAAAAGTTTAGGTAATTTAGCACTATCAATAAATTCGGTTGCACTATAATACTTCTTTGAAATGTACGATTCGGAGAGAGATTTACCAAAACTTGGATTAGGAATTAGAATACTTGTATATTTCAGCAAAGTAGCATAATGCATCAACAAACGTTGATAGAAACCACCTTTAGCAAAATAATTACGAGAAAGAGCAATTTGAGCCTTAACAGAGCCAGAATCTATAATTTTATCTATTTCTTCTAATGTATACTCTTTTACCCTTTCGCTTCGTTCAATACCATATCTGGTAGATGAGTAGGCAGTTTCATTTTTCGCCACCATCGCACCTATGGCTTTTGTAAAAGAGGATAAATCTCTTTTTATCTGTTCACTCATTACCTTCCTCCTGAGAAAAATACTAATTGACGGCCCGCGCGCCTCCGATGACTAGATTTATAATATTCTTCTTCTAACTCCTTAATTCTCCATAAGCCATAAGAAAAAGATGAATATTTATCTTTTGGAAAACGAGAGTTAATTCGTTCAAGAACAATATCTAAGCTAGTGCCAGTGCGTTTAAGGCGTAAATTAGCCATTTCTTCAAATAACTTTGTGGTCATTTCATGTGGCATCAAACGCATTACACGTTGTTCAACCGTCATTTTTTGACCTATCTTAGTAGCTAACAGAGCATTTTTCGCTTCTTGTTCTTTAATTAAGAAACGCACCATTCCACTCGTAAGACGAGAATAGCAATTTCCATGAATTTTAGAATTCAATGGGCCGTTCGCCTTAATTCCATATAATATAACTGGTGCATCTTTTGGCTGAATTTTTTTGTAGTTATCATCATTAATAAAACCATATGCGGGAAGTACGTTTCCGACTTCGTCGTATTGCGGCTTTATCATTTCATCGGCTAAACCCACTCCTAAACCGTTTGTATCTATAACAACTTCACGTGGATTGAACTGTTGAATTATCTTCTTCAAGTCAACCGCTTGAACCGAAAAGGGTTTAGTCTGAGGAGTTCGCCCTAAAACAATTAAATTCACCAAAGTGGAATAAAATTTATTTTTAATTACATTAACTCGAAAAACACAAACTGCGGTTTGGTCCGAAATTCGACCAACGTCTACTGATATTAAGTAGAATTGTTCGGATTCGGGTCTATTAATTGCGTGCGTTTCTGGGTTCTTTATTTTTCGATATTTTGAAAGTTTTTCATATGAGAACCAAGCATCTTCACTAGAACCTTGCCAAAGACTTAAATATTCGGTAGCAAAAGATTCTGCGTTATAAGAGGGACTCATTTGTAATTTTTTAATATATTGCTTATCAATCAAACCGTGCATCGCAGGAATACGATAGTCACACCCAAACACAAAAGCGTGTTGTGGATCTATAATTGCATTTTCAAAAGTATCTATTAGTCTTTCATAAGCAAAGGATGTTTTATTTCCTGCGGAAGTGGTCGCAATAATTTGCTGATTTGGTTCTTTATCATTAACAGTGTTATTGGGTAGACGACGAGATACGTTTACTAATGGAATTACTACTGAGTTAATAGCATCCTCATCTGCGTCTCTAATCTCATCAATCTCTCCACCGTGCCGGCGCCCTCCACGAGCAGCATCTCCAGCAAGCACTACATCAAATACCGAACCATTTCTAAATTTAAGCGTCACATAATCTTTACCAAAATTTCCTGGATAATCGCTTAACTCCCAACCGATTATTTCTTTCTTCAAAAGCGGCCAATGGTCGTATATTTCATAAATCTTTTCCTTCGTAATCTGCGCGGCTTGTTGTTTTGTATTTGCGCACATAAACACCTTACGTCCAGGAATAAATACACATTGCAGGAAAAGAGCTAAAATAGTAATGAATGATTTTGAAAACGCACGCGGCGCCGTTATGAAAACATCTCTGAAACGCATAAGCGCGCGTAAGGTAAAGCGCTGATAAAAAAATAAACTAAATTCAGAATCAGCGGGTCTAATTATATCTAAATAGTAATCTGGATAAGCAGTAAATAAATTAACCCACTTACATAACTCTTCATAGTGTCTATCTAAATATTCCCTCGTAATAACCGCGCCTTTCTCTAGTTCTATGCCCTCGCGCTCCACACGTTCAATAAACTCATCGTGCATAAGTTCCTGTCGCGCGCTTAAAATTACCTTTTTACGTTTTTCTTGCATCACTCACCTCCTTGGGGCAAGTCTGCACTAAACTCCTCACTCTTGAAGAGTTCTTCAAACCCATCATTTTCATAATTATCATAATCGTCAACATTAGGGTCTATATCATAATAAGTTTCTAATTCAGCTGCTGTTTGTAAAGCTTTAATACGTTGTGTAATTTCATCCCCAATGCTTGATTCAGTTATATAAAGTTTTTGATTCCAATTTTGAATATTCTTAATGGTCTCGTCAACCACATCACGAGTTTCCCCATCATAAAACTGATTAACAAAACCACGCTTTTCTAACCAGCGGCATAGCTCACCCATAGATTCAAAATCACTCGCATTCTTAACATTTTTCGGTGTAAATTCTCCAGTTTTAACCAACTTATCATAGGAAGCTAACAACTTATCAAAATCTTCACCCGCACGAATACGATTATCAATCTCATATGAAATTTTACAAATCTTTAAGGCTTGGTCACCCTGTAAAGCGCCATTAATATTTTGAGTTAAAAGTAACCCATCATAAAGCTTCTCTAAATAATTTAAAGCCTCGTCGTCATAATTAAAACCCCATTTTTCTTGAAGTTTATGTCTTTCTTCATCAGCTAAACCCGGAACAACATCGACCAGCGCGCCACGTTCGGACAACTCCCTATAAGCCTCATTATAACTACTCCAGTCAATTCCCTCAAATTCTTCGGAGAAATAAATCATATTATAGCCTTTAAGTAGGTCGGCCGCCGTATTCGAACGACCTCTAAGCTCTTCAAATCGTGCAGGCTCAAATGGAATATCTAAATACTGACAAATCTTATCCATCACATTCCATTGCTCTTGTTCATCCGTATTATCAATCCTATCTGCTAAACATTGCACACATACATCAATTTCCCCGTCCGGAAACAAGAAAGACTTTGTCTTTAAAAAATTTAATCCACTTCTATTCTTTCCACAGCACTTACATTTCTTCACATCCAAGTCTATATCTAATTGTGGATTTAGTGCCATTTTATTTCTCCTTTTTAGTAGCGGCGCGCACTAATTTATTTAAATTTCTACGTTTAGTCCTATTCATTCCATCAATAGTGTCGCACACATCACTCCATATATTTTCAAAGGGGCGTACATTATTTTTCGCATCTTCTATCGGGCGGCCGCCCTCATCGTACTGCTCATAAATATTAACCCCTATAATCTTACAAATCCCTAAAAATTCAAGAGCATCAAGTTTAAGTATTCCCTTAATAATCTCTTCTGGACTATCTTTTCGACCTATCACCTTATCTCTCCTCCTTTTTCTTTTTTCTTAGTTCCCTTTCACAAATCTTACATCTATTTTGAAAGCCATCTTTACTTCTAGCCTTCTTCACCCAATTGCGTCCGTCTAAAAGTAAAATTCTACCGCAGCAACTACACTCCTTAAAATTCTCTTCATAAAAACAATTTTCAATTGTATCTCTATGAAGCGCGGCAGCTTCATTGATCTTTCCAATAATTTTCTGCTTAAAAATAGTACTTATATAGTTCGCAGTATAGCTCTTTCCGTATTTCTTATTTATATACCCCGCTATATCTTGATTTTTCTTATGTTCTTCTTTTAATTTTAAAATCTCACGTTGTATATCTGTTAAGTCTGCAATTTCCTCATAGAACTTTAAGGTTTTAAGTAAGCCTTCTAAGTTTCCTTCTATGTAGTGAGCTTCTTTTTCTTCTTCAATTTGATTTTCCAAATCTTCTTCATATAAATAAAGCTGATAAACCGTATCTAAATCTCTAAAATCGAGTTTTTGTCTATCGGAATTTTCTCCATCGATTTTCTTTTGAATTAAATTTGAAATTGCCCATAGTTGTTTTTCGTTGAGGGCGCGCGGGTCAAAATTCTTATTAAAAATTAACTCTGCGGTTGACCCCTCAAAAAGTCCAAGCGGTAAAACTTCTATATTCTCTCCAAAAATTGGTAAAGTTGGAGAATAATGTGAAGGTGCTTTGGAAAATGCACCAATAGTAGGAAGAAATGAATCTTGAAGTGTAAATTGTTCTTTTCTTTTTTCAACTAAGTAATGCCTTAGCTTCAAATACTGATATTGATTTAAATGCTGCGCCTTCTCTTCAATGCTGGCGCGTTCTTCTTCGGAAAAACGTTTAAGTAATTCTTCTCTTGGCGGATTAACTCTTTTTCCAACCTTTAATTCGTAGTAGTTAATTGTTAAATCCGTCCTATCAATAACGTCCCAAAGCTCCTCAAAAACTGCCAATATATGGGCCGGCGCATCTCGACGAACTCTACTTCGACTAAAAACGTTTCTCGGCTTTTTATAAACGGGTAAATCGTTTAATCCGTGAATTTGTAAATCGTTAAAAGTCTCCGATTCAACTAACGAGTCAAGCGAGTCAACCTCATCTTTCTTCGTCCATTTCGTTTCCAATTCAACGTCAAAACCCAGAGGCGTTCCGTCTTCGGTCTTCCCCCATAAAAGATAGTTTGAGATTGTTTCGGCTTCTGCGGCAGTTAAGTCGGGAAACTGAACTATATACGAATTAATAAATTGGACGCGTTCTTTTGCTGTTTCAAGTCCAAAGTCAAGTTTAAGTCTATTCTTCATTGGCGTTATTTTTCCTCCTACAATTAAAGTATAGCACGGGATTTAAAAAAAGTCAAATTTTCGGATTAAAAGATTAGAGGGGAGATTTCGACGGAGTTTATAGGAGGGATATACGTCGTTGGCGCCGGTGCCATCGAGCGAGCCATTGTCCTGGATTCAACGGGCCGGCGCACGTCTACATCAATTTATTCGTACAACCTAAAATTTGAACTTTTTTAAAAAATAAGCTATAATATAATTAGAAAAATGAAAGGAGAATTTTAAAATGAACTTTATATGTACGTTAATAGCTTATATAATTGTTTTCTACTCCATATATAGTGCAGTTCTATGGATAATGGGAACAATTACGGATTTTTCAAATGGGAGACAGGTAGATGACACGGAGACAAAGATTAGAGGCAGTTATTCGAGGAGAAATAACTGAGGAGTTGATTGAGAGTTGTAAAGAGGAATTGAAGAAGTTGGATGCTGAGAGCGCGAAGGCGTTGGCGAAATCGAAAGAAACTTCAAGGTATAAGGAGAATAAGGAGTTAGAGGGGCGAATCGTCGAGGTTTTAGGTGAGGAGCCAATTCAGATTGAAGAGTTGAAAGAGAAATTAGGGGTTGACTTGACGAGACAAAGGTTAACGTCGTTGTGTACGAATTTAGTACGAGAGGGGTTAATTGAGTCGGTCGATGTGAAGGTTAAGAATAAGGGAGTTAGAAAGGCTTATAAGAGGATTTAGACTTATAAGTCTTTTTTTATTGGTTGATTTCGATTTTTAATTTCGTGGAGATAAAAAACCAGGCCCGGTCGCACTTCACCACGCTAAAGTGCTAAAGTCCTAATACCTACCGGGGAGGTAGGAGTTAGCGAGTGCTAACTCAGTTAGCGTGTGCTAACTAAAAATTTTTTAGGTAACTAAATTTTTTTTAGGTAGGAAAATTGTACTAAAAAATTTTTTGGTATATTAAAATTTTTTAGAGAAAAATCTGAATAGTAAAAAAGTAGTCCATTAAAAAAATGGCGGGGTGGGCTTCCTAAAATTAAATACCTTTATACGGCTAAAATTTACGTTTTAAGCGACTTTTTAGGCGTGATGGTATAATATATCAATTGAAATAAAAAAGTCGCTTAAAACGAAAAAACGGACTTCGTTAGTTATTTCACAAACATAAAAAAAACATAACAATACAAGATTTTAAAATGATTATTTTGTAACCGTTCTGTAACTGTTTTGTAACCATTTTGTAACTGTTTTGTAACTGTTCTGTAACCATTTTGTAACTGTTTTGTAACCATTCTATGAATATTCTTGCATAAGAGTGAATATTTATTGGATAACTATACATAAACGTGCATATTATTACATACATCTTGTATTTTTAGATTGCTCGTTAAATTTTTCACAGGCGGAAACCCTTGCAATTACTGCGTTTCACGACTTTTATTCAAAATACAAGATTTTGTATTGATTGCATATAGTGGTTATGATAACATGTATGTAGATGAAGGGAGGAAACATCATGGTTAACAAAACTGTATTCGACATTAGTAATCTTAATTACTCTTATGACAACACTCGTAAAGGGGCTAAATACTACTACTATGACAGCCTGCTTGATGCTATGAAGTGGGGCAATGCTGGTGAGCTGTTTGAGATAGCTCGCAAGTATTCACTCGGCTTGGACAGCCACAAAGACCCGAGCGGTTCATTCGAGTCGGGCTCGGACATTGAAGAGTACGGCATTAGCTGCAAGTCTTGGAAGTTCACGCTCCAGACTATCTACAAGGCTCAGAACCTTGAGGAAGCTATTAAGGTCTACTTCGAAAAGACCGCAAGCAACACAATCGAGTTCGGATGGGTCGAAGAGAATGAGCTGGTGGTTTACACAATGAGCCACGAAGTATTCAAAGCCTTCCTCTTCACCTTCGGAAGATTCGAAAGAGGAATCGTCAGAGGTCCTGGATTCTCAAACAAGAAGAGAATCGAAATCGAAGAGTGGTTCGCAAGACTGATGGGCTAAGCCCATCGGTCGGTATCCACCGATTGTATCGAAATAAATACAAAATTAATACTTGACAATCCAAGCTACAACCTATATAATATAAGCAAGAAAAGATAGGAGGAAAATAAAATGAAAATTTGGATGACAACAGCAATCATACACGATGCAAACATCAATGGTAAAATAAGAACCTGCGTACTTAAGTATATCGGAGGCTACAACTTCGAAGAACTCAAAACAAAACTATCCTACGAGAAAGCAGTAACAAATAAAATGAACCTGAGGCTCGATGAGGAAATTAACATCGTAGAGCTTCCATAGAATAAACCGAAAGGTTTATTTTTTTACCTCTTCATCGAACATACGTTCTTTTGGACCGGCCGATCCCAGCCGAACATATGTTTGGAGAATAAATACAAAGAAAAACATAAAAAGGTATTGCAATTCTTTTTATTCTGTGGTAATATACTTATAGGATAAAGGAGGTAACAATTATGAAGAACAGAAACACCAAAGCAATCTACTTCGATATGGACGGAACAATCGCTAATCTCTACGGTGTTATCGGTTGGCTCAACATGATTATCGCAAGAGATACAACACCATACACAAACGCAACGCCAATGGTTAAAATGAATGTACTTGCAAGACTTCTGAACAGACTTCAGAAGAATGGTTGGACAATCGGTATTGTAAGTTGGACAGCAAAGAACAGTACAGTAGAGTACAACGAAAGAATTGCAAACGCTAAAATTGAATGGTTGAAAACACATCTCAAAAGTGTAAAATTTGATGAAATCCATATTGTAGAATATGGCACACCTAAATCAACAGTAGTAAACAATCCGTTTGGTATTCTGTTTGATGATGAAGAACCAAACAGAACAGAGTGGAATGGTACTGCATATGATGTCGATAACATCATAGAGATACTCAAAGGGGTTGCATAAGGCAACCTCTTTGAAGTTGAACGTATGTTCGCGGCCGGCCGTTGAGAAATCGGATAGAACAGAGCGAACATATGTTCGTTGACCGGTCGTGAATAATAGAACATATGTTCGTTGGACCGGCCGCCAACGACGAACATACGTTCATATTCTTGTATGGAAATAAATACATAAATAGGGGTTGCATTCCTCTTCATAAAGTGGTATTATATAGATAACAAAAAGGAGGAAAATAGTTATGAAGAATATTTATATCATATTCGACGAAAAGAAAAATAGAGTTATACTCGAAACAGTAAATCGCCATCTCGCCTTTAGAGTTATGATTTTCAGTGATAAGAAATCTAATCTTAAAATGTATATAAGGAAAGGGGGAACAAAATGAAAGTTAAAGACTTAATCGAAATACTTAAAACAGTTGACGGAGATAAAGAGGTTTATGTAATCAATTCTAAAAATGGAGTTACATACACAAAAGACTTCTCGGTTGTCGAAGGAATTTTTAAGGAAAATATCTACTTAGATAAAGGTTGGGACGAATAGAACAAATGTTCGTCCCATTTGTCCGGCGCGTTTGTGAAAAAAATAACAAAGAAAATTTCTCTCCCAAAACTCTTGACAATACAATCCCATAAGTATATAATAAGAATGTAAAAGAAAGGAGAACGAAAATGATTTGGATAATTTTTGTAATTTGGTCGGTGTTTGCTATTATGTGTGGAATTATGGAAAATAAATCCCAAAATGGATTCTTTGGATTTTTATTTCTTCTGTCGCTTCCGATAATTTTTTATATCCCTTTGTTCCTAAAATAGAACAAAAAATAATTTGACATTTTTGAAAAAATTTGCTATAATAATTATAGAAAATAAAAGAAAGGAGAAATTTGACAATGGCAATATCCCGAAAAGCAGAAAGAGAAATTTTGAGAGGTGAATTTCTTCAGAGAATTATTGATATGTTTCTTTCCGAAAATGAAGAGGTTCTTCGAGTAAAATCCAATGAGATTGCAATCCCTTGTGTTGGTTGCGAAGGTAACGAAGATTTTGCGGTAATTACTGTAAAAATTCCAACGGGTGCAAATAAAGGTTTGGAAGTTTATGACGGTTACGAACTTGCAAAAGATTATGAGTACAAAGTTGCCGAAAAAGAAGAAAAGGCAAAAGAAAAAGAGAAAAAGAAAAAAGAGAAGATTGCAAGAGATGAGGCAATCAGACAGAAGAAAAAAGAAATTGCCGAAAAGAGTGGACAGTAGTCCACTTTTTTAATTTAAAAACGAACATACGTTCGCGCGGGCCGGTCGACTTTGTTAAAAAAATATTTATTAAAAAAATTTTTCTAAAAAGTATTGACATTTTCCTCTTCATCGCTTACAATATAATTACAAAGAGGAAAGGAGAACAAAACAATGACTAAGAATAAAACTCGTGGTTGGTACACATTTGAAGATGGTTGCAGAATATGGTTCAGAGGTCTGAGTGGCACAGCAAAAAAGATTGCCATCATTGAACACGGACAGATTGTAGATTTTGAGCCAACGAATTAGACCGCAAGGTCTTTTTGTTTTACTTTAAAAAGAACATTTATTCGTTTGGACCGGCCGATCAGATTGTACGGACTTAAATACAAAAAAATTTTTTAAAAAAGTATTGACACATGAATAAATTCATGCTATACTGTAGTTACAGTAAAGGAGAACCGAAAGGAGAAAAGCAATGAAGATTTGGTACACAGTAGAACAGCGTAAAGTATATTCCAACGAGTGGGGATTCGGTGTAGTGACTGCCGAACGCACAGACGGACTCCTCGCTGTACAGTTCGACAGCGACCCGTGGGTAGTCCACCACATTGACCCATCAGAGGTCGAGGAGGCGTAAGCCTCTTTTTTATTTCGATCAATACGAACATATGTTCGCCGGCGCCCGGGCCAACCGATCGCCCGGCCGCAGGAAACGCACGGGCGCGTGTATGGGGTAAAATTAATTTAAATTTAATGTGCAAATCACTTGACAAGAGGGGATAAAAGTAGTATCATTACATTGTAAGATAAAGGTAGCCGAAAGGAGGTTCGGTATGAGACTTACAACTTCAGAACTTCAGGACATGGTGTCCTGCGCAATCATTCGCTATATGGCGAATGAAACTGACGTCAACATTGACGTCGACAGACTTTCCCACATTGTCAAGTGGGTTGAGTCCCAAGACTTCGAGTTCAGACTCGAAGAGATGAGGGAAGATTAGTAATCTTCTCTCGTCAAAAAAAATAAAAAATTTTTAAAAAAGGTATTGACATCGAATCAAATCGGTGCTATAATACAAATACAAGGTGAGGGAAGCAAGCCGAACCGAAGAGGGAGTTCTACACAGAACGGATAAGTCTTGACGATAAAGTCCCACCACCGCAAGGGTCTCAGCGTTACGGTATATAAGTGTGAACCAAAGCCCACAAGCGATTGGAATAGGCAAAGTGGGAATACATCGCTGTAGAGGTATCGCAAAGAGGGTGAAAATCCCTCGTTTTTTAGGATCAAAGTAGAACATATGTTCGGTCGGCCCGGGCCGTCGATTGTTAAAAAAATAACGCAATTGTTTTGATATAAAAACATAAAAAAGGGTTGACTTCCTAAAATAAATCATTTATAATTACATTGTAATCAAAAGAAAGGAAACAAAACAATGGAAAAAATTCTTATTCTCGATACCGAAACAACAAACTCACTTGATGATGCACTCACTTATGATATCGGTTTTATAGTCGCAGACTACAACGGAACAATTTACTCAAAGCATTCATTTGTAGTCGCAGATATTTTTCTCGACAAAGAATTAATGAGCGTTGCATATTTTGCGGATAAAATTCCAACATATTGGAAAGAAATAAAAGAGGGCAAACGCACTCTTACATCATTCAACAATATTAAGTGGACACTCCGCCACATTATGAAAGAGAACAACATCACAAAGGTTTACGCATACAATTGTCGCTTTGATTATATGGCACTCGCAACAACGCAGAGATATATTACAAGTTCAAAGTGGAGATATGTATTTCCTTATGGCACTGAATTTCATGATATACTTGCACTCTCTCGCCACGTATTCAATAAAATAGATACATATAGAGAATTTTGCAGGGCAAACAATTATCTCACTTCACGCAACGCAAACAGACACACCGCAGAAATAGTCGCACAGTATCTCTTTGATAAAAATTTCACAGAGGAACATACTGCACTTGCAGATTGTGAGATTGAATATAAAATTCTTCTCGCTTGTGAAAAAATAGACGGATTTAATTTTGAAACAAAGATGTGGTAACACATCTTTTTTATTCCCTCTTCATCGAACATATGTTCGTAGTCGCGCGCCCGGGCGCACTTTGTGAATAATTTAACACGATTGTATTGATATAAATACAAAGAAAGTGTTGACAGATTATTAAATTTTTGCTATACTTTAATTGTCAAGAGGGAAATCGGTGGTAGGAGGTCGGTTCTCTTCTCTGAAAGGATTTGAGAAAAATAGAAATTACCTCTTGACAATATCAGAGAAATCTGATATAATATAATTGTCAAGAGAAAGGGAGAATAGACCCAACCACAAGCGGAAAGTTCTTTAAACGGTGCTCGACTGACGAAATGTTCCTCCACCCTTTCTCTTAACAAAATACAAAGAAAAACATAAAAAAGGTATTGACAGACACCACAAAGTCTGCTATAATACAAACATAAGATAAAGCAAATAGTCAGTAGAAAGGAAAAACAGTTATGACTAACAGAGAATTTTTCACAGCAATCGTTAATGGCACACTCACAGAGGAAGTTATCGCACACGCACAGACAGCAATCGAAAAACTCGATGCTCGCAATGCCGCAAGAAAAGATAAGCCTTCCAAGAAATCCCTTGAGAACGAACCAATCAAGGAAGCAATCAAGGCACTTCTCACAGAAGAACCAATGACTGCTTCAGAGATAGCCGAAAAGGTTGAAATCTCAACGCAGAAAGCGTCTGCACTTCTCCGTCAGATTGAGGGTCTGACAGTAACAGAAGTAAAGGTTAAGGGTAAGGGTAAGGTTAAGGGTTACTCACTCTAATCGAAAGGGGTTGACGAAAGTCAACCCTTTATTTTTACGAATAAAACGAACATATGTTCGCGGCCGGTCACTTGTTAAAAAATTAACTTTTAAAAAGTTGTTGACAAGTCCTCTTCATTAGTTTATAATTAGAGTATCAAAGGAAAGGAGAAAGTAAAATGATTATAACACCACCAAGAGCAATAGAATGTTCACTTGAGCCAAAAGAGAATGAAACTATTGAAAATTGTATCACATTACTGAAAGATATAATGGATAAAATGAATGACTATCATTATTCATATTTGCATATCAATAATGACAATGAAATTACACATGGTGAATTATCAGATTTAATTGTAAATTTGATAGACCTTAAACACATTGATACAATGTATTAAAATATGCACACTCGCGCGGTGTAAAGAAAACTTTACATCGCGCACTTCTACATATAAACGAACATATGTTCTTCGCGGTCGGCCCGGGCGCGACTTCGTTAATTAAATAACAAACGAAATTATTTTTTAAAAAACTATTGACATTCCTCTTCATCGATGGTACAATAAAGAAAAAGAAAGGAGATTAAAACAATGACAATTTACTTCGACATGGACGGAACAATCGCAAATCTCTACGCAGTAGAAAATTGGCTTCCAAAACTTCGCAACGAGGACGCAAGCCCATATGAGGACGCAACCCCACTCGTTAGACTTTGCACTCTTGCAAGACTTCTCAACAAAGCAAAAAGAAACGGACACAAAATTGGTATCGTTTCGTGGCTTGCTAAAAATTCCACAGAGGAATATGATATAAAAGTTACAAAAGCAAAAATTAAGTGGCTTAAAACTCGTCTTGCAAGCGTACAGTTCGATGAGATTAAAATCGGAAAGTACGGAACGCCAAAGTCAACAATGGTTGACGATATAAACGGAATACTCTTTGACGATGAAGAACCAAACCGCAAAGAGTGGAAAGGTAAAGCGTTCGACGTTGACAATATCATCGGTATTCTGAAAGAGATTGTATAGACAATCTCTTTTTTGTATATTTATACATCGCGGCCGGTCGTTTGTTAAAAAAATAACTTATAAATTATTTTTAAAAAAGTATTGACATTAAATTTATATATGTTATAATTATCATATCAAAAGAAAGGAGAATTAAAAATGGAATATATGGTTATCTTTTGCGAAGAATATGTTGGTTGTCATTTTGATGAACACTCAAAAATCTTTAGTGATAAGAAAAGAGCAAAAAGATATTGTCAAGATTTGAATGTTGAATTTGCAGAGGCAAATATGTGTGCCGTTGAAGATTTAGGCGATTATTATATAGTCAAAGAAGTTAAAGAGGACTAATGCCCTCTTTTTATTTACACTCACGGCCGTTCGAACATGTGTTCGAATGGCCCGGGCGCGATTGTTAAAAAATTAACGCAATTGTTTCCGAACAAAAACAAAATAAGTGTTGACTTCCTATTATAGATATGGTATTATTACATTGTCAAGAGGAAAGAAGTAGAGTGGATGGAGGACGGTTTTACCCACGTTGTGCAGTGTAAAAAAGAAGAAATTTCCTCTTGACACTATCACAGAAATGTGATACAATATAATTGTCAAGGGGATTAGGTGCAAGTGGGCTGCCCAATGCTTGCCAAGGGTTCGAATCCCATGACGGACGCGTCAAAAGTTCCCCTTGACAGAAAAAAATTAAAAAAATCTAAAAAAGGTATTGACAGATTAGAAAAAATCTGATACAATATAAATATAATAAGGGGAGATGCCAAAGTGGTTGGTCGACTGTTCGAGTCAGCAAAGAGGACACCGAGGGTTCGAATCCCAATCTCCCCAAAAAATAAAAAAGGTATTGACAGATTATAAAAAATCTGATACAATATAATTGTCAAAGGGGTCGCCCATTCTCGCGGAATCCGTGGGGTGCGTAGCACACAATTCTGAAAATAAAAAATAAAAAAAGTTTCGGAAACCCCTTGACAAACTTAAAAATCTATAGTATAATATAGATACAGTAAAGAGTAACCCAAGTCAGTAGAAAGGAAAATGTACTATGACAAACAGAGAATTCTTCAACGCAGTTATCTCCAACGAAATCACAGAGGAAGTTATCGCTCACGCTACTTCAAGCCTTGAGAAACTTGACGCTCGCAACGCTGCTCGCAAGGAAAAGCCTTCCAAGAAATCCCTTGAGAATGAGCCAATCAAGGCGAAGATTGCCGAAGTTCTCACAGATGAGCCGAAAACCGCAAGCGAAATCGCTTCAGAGGTTGAAATCTCGGTACAGAAAGCAAGTGCTCTTCTCCGTCAGATGAATGTCACTGTCACTGATGTAAAGGTCAAGGGCAAGGGAACACAGAAAGCATACAGTCTGTAGTCTCAATGGTATGGTGGGCACCACAAGTCCCACCCCACTTTTAAGAAAATTGTTTTCCTCCTTTTTAAGAGAAGTCGGACATATGTTCGACTTTTCTTTTACGAACAGAACGAACATACGTTCGCGGCCGGTCGTTATGGTCCGGACAACATCGTTAGTTATTTAACAAACAAATACGACCGGCCGCCCACGACGAACACTTGTACGGAAAACTTTTCATAAAAATTTCAAAATAACTGTTGACATATTCTAACTAATTTGCTATAATTACATTATCAAAAGAAAGGAGTCAAAACAGAAATGAAAATTGACAGAAGAAAATCATACTACCTAACAATCGACACAGAAACCGCAAACGGACTTAATGACCCAATTGTATACGATATAGGCGGTTGTATACACGATAAAAAGGGTAATGTATATGAAACCTTTTCATATATAATCTATGAAACATTTTGCACAATGCAAGACTTAATGCAAACTGCATACTACGCAAAGAAAATTCCAATGTATAAAGAACAAATCGCAAGCGGTCAAAGAATAATCGTCCGTTATGCAACCGCAAAGAAGAAAATTCACGAACTTTGCAAGAAGTACAATGTCAAGGCAATCATAGCCCACAACGCACGATTTGACTATCGCTCAACCACTCGCACACAGAGATATATAACAAAATCAAAAGTCAGGTATTTCTTGCCATACGGCATACCAATTTGGGATACTCTCAAAATGGCACAAGACACAATCTGTAAACAAGTCCACTATAAAGAATGGGCATATCTCAACGGATACCTCACAAAAAACGGTAGAGTAAGGGCAACCGCAGAAATTCTTTACAGATACATAAGTGGCGATAATAATTTTATCGAAGACCACACAGGACTTGAAGATGTACTAATCGAAAAAGAAATCTTCGCTCACTGTATGGCACAGCATAAGAAAATGAGAAAAGAGTGTTTTGCATAAACACTCTTTTCGTTGCATAAATATAAATGCGACCGGCCGCCTTGTACGGAAATAAATACAAAATACCCCTTGACATTCTCTCGCTAATCGCTTATAATTACATTGTAAGATAAAGAGTCAGTAGAAAGGAAACAGTTATGGCAGTATCACGCAAAATGGAAAGAGAATTTATCCGTTCAAAGTATCTTGAAAAAATCGGTCAGTTTCTCTATGACTGTGGCGAAGAAGTTTTACAGGTCAAGTCAAACGAAATCGCAATACCCGTTGTGGGTTGCGAGGGAAATGAGGACTTCCTTGTAATCACTTTCAAAGTCCCTACGGGTGCGAATAAAGGACTTGAGCCTTATGACGGATATGAACTCGCACAAGACTATATCCACAATCTTGAGGAAAAAGAACGCAAGGCGAAAGAGAAAGCCGAAGCGAAAGAACGCAAGATTGCAAGGGACAAGGAAATCCGCAAGAAGAAAGCGGAAATTCACAATAAATAGTTATGGGTAAAGGCATAAGTTTTCGGACTATGCTGATGAGAGAGGTCTTGGACTTCTCTCTTTTTTTAGACCACAAATATCAATAATAATTTTATCGTCAACCGCGCCCGGGCCGTCGAGATTGTTAAAAAATTATTTATTAAAATTTTTCTTGACATTATTCTTTTTCTGTGGTATCCTATTATTGTAAAGAAAGGAGATAGAGCAATGTTAAACCATTACAGTTTTATACTTGGGATATATGTAGGAATGTTGATTGTATTAATCGGTGTTATGGTAATAGAAGGGAGAAAATAGAAATGAAACGCAACACATATAAAACCACTACTTTTGAAGATAAGTTTGCTCGTAAGTACTACTGCGAACACGCAAGACTTAATTCTATCCGTAGTGACAAAAAAGAACAACACAAAAAATTCCGTAGAGATTTTAAGAAATCTATTGACAAATATATTAATGAGTGATATAATTGTCATATCAAAAGAAAGGAGATTAAACTATGGCTTACACACTTGAATGTCCCGCAAATGATTGGCTTTGCCCTTATTTTGACAATGGCAATTGTAAACTTGAAAATGCAAAAGACGAATGTGATGAATTTTTCAACTTTGATGATGAAGAAATCGCAGAATATGAAAAGGAAATGCGCCATGCGCCTTCTTATCTTGCCACTATAGGAAAAGAGGATTAAATCCTCTTTTTTTACTATCTAATAGAACATACGTTTTCGGCGCCCGGGTCAGTTTCGCCCGGGCCAACCCCAACACTCCCCATTCTATCATATCACAAACCCAAATCCAAGTCAACTCTTTTTCAAAAAAACTTCGTTAATTAATTAACTAACGAATCGAACATACGTTCGGAACATACGTTTGTCGTGTCACAAAATTCGAACAAATGTTCGGCGTTGTCAAATTTTAAAATTCGCCGAAGGAGCTGCATCGACGGAGCTGCGCCCGGGCCGTCAAATTTTTACGGAGCTGCGTGGGAGCTGCGACGACGCGTGGGAGCTGGAGCTGCGAATTGTTTTGGAGCTGCGGCTGGAAATTTGACAAAAAATTTCAAATTTTCTGGAGCTGCGCCTCTTCATACAGCTGCACCGTTCCCAATACTACGAAAAAAATTATATGGAAATTTGATTTTAAAAGTCAAATTTTCAGGCGCGTCCCCACAATCAACAAGTCTATGCGCCCGCGCACTTCAACAAACCAAAATTTGAAAAAGCTTCAAAATTAACTTATAATATATATACAAGGTAAGGAAAGAAAAAATAAATCTTCCGAGCCTTATAGCAGGAAATAACAAATAATAATTTGAAAAAGTTTAAAAAACCTGCTATACTATATATAGAAAGTGAGAGAGGAAATAAAACTCGGTCGCAGAGCTGAAACCCGCCTGGCCCTTCGTTCTCACACAGGACTTAGAACTAAATAATTTGAAAAAGTTCTAAAAATCCTATATAATATATATAGAAAGTGAGAGAGAAAAGTAACTTCTCGTAACACTTAAAAACCATCACAACGTAACTGGGTCGCGACCTACCGCGAGAAAGAGAGAAACATATGACTTACAGAGAAATGCTCACATCAATCGTTAACGGAACAATCAACGAGGAAGTTATCGAGAAGGCAACCGAGAGACTTGAGAAGCTCGATGCTGAGAACGAGAAGAGAAAGAACCGCGTATCTAAGAAGGCCCTTGAGAACGAGCCAGTTAAGGCAAGAATCCTTGAGGTTCTCGGTGAGGAACCGAAGACAGCCACTGAGATTGGCTCTGAGGTAGAGATTTCTACTCAGAAGGCTTCCGCACTCCTGCGCCAGCTCGTCGAAGACGGCAAAGTCGAGAAGACTGACGTTAAGGTAAAGGGCAAGGGTACTCAGAAGGGTTACTTCGTAGGCTAGTCCTTTAAAAAGCTAGAAAACAGGGTTTACAAGCCCTGTTTTTTATTGTTTTGATTTATTATTTGGAAATTTGACAGGAAAATTCAAATTTTGGGAGAGTAAATTATACTTTTTTGTGGATTTTTACAATTTTGGGAGCTATTTTTTGTGTTTTTGAAATAAAAATTTGACTTTTTGTTGATGTCGTGGCAGCCAACTTTCCATACCTCTCCCCTTCCAGCCCACCTACCGCAGATATACCCCACGCACACAGCTCCGTCAAATCCACTCCACGACAGAACTAAAACGTCAACTTATACGTATACTTCTACGTTGACCGCCCTTTATATATATACGTTTACTTATACGATTAACGGAACTGTTCCGTTTGAGCTGTTCCGCTTAAGTTACTCTGCTTAAGCTACTCCGCCGAGGTTTTCGCCTGGGTTGTCCGTTTGCGGCGCCCGCTCGTAAACCCTTATATACGTATATATA